CCTGAGCGTTAGGAGTGCATGCAATTGTGTAATTCAATGCACCTCCTAATATTATACCAATAGCAGAGAGAAGGAAGAAATCGAAACCTTAGATTTCTGAGTCCTTACTGCTTTTTGTTCCAATTAGAACTTCGCGACCGCTTCTTACCCGCGCTGGGTTTCCCCGGCGCCTTTTCCGCGGTGGTTGCAACTTTACTTTTGGGGGCAGGTTCCGGCGGGACGGATTTAACATCGCCTGGTACACCTGCTCCCGTGCGTTTGCCCCTACGTGTCTTTCTCTTATCAGCCTGCTCGGACGGAACCTTAGGTTCCGGGGGCTCAACGACAATACCATCCACAACCACTGCGACCTTACCAGGTTTGGGAGGCTTAATCTCAACGCAGAGTGGTGCATCGAGATGTCCTTCCAAGGTCCCAACGGTTCGAATCCAATCCTCGAACCGTTTACGGTCGAATTCTGGAAACTGAGCATCAAACTCAGCATCCATCCATCCGTCGGTGTTGTTATTTGGGTATTGCTCCGAGCCTTCAAACTGCGCCCACCAAGGGGCCACGCCCAACTCGCGTCGATAGCTCTCCTCAGGAGTGTGTTCGATAACACTCCGGACAAGCTGCCCAAGTACCGGTGTATTGGCATCCATAGCAGCGTACCCTCGGGATTTCTCGACAAGTTTGTGCGCAGGGCTGACATTCTCCGGTAAGCGTACTGTAGTATGGAATTTCGAGAGCTGGCGCCTGACATCACACATACTGTCAGGTGCGCCAGTCCAAACTTCACAACTATAGTAACGAGAGAGAAAATTAACTCCTCTCTCTCCACGCCTAACCACAGCTGATTCGAGGACAAGGCCAACTTTCTTTGCCGCCCACTCATGGTGTTCAATGGTAAGGTTACCATCGAGGCCATCATCACCAAGGTGGATTCCGAGGGCGGCAAAGGCTGGGGCTGGTAATAGTCCAGATCTTCTGTAGCCGAGATAGCTAGTAAAGCTAGCTCGCAGAGTTTGAAAGACACTTGTTGCACTGCAACCGGATCCGTGAGAACTCGCCTGGTCGAAGGTAGTCCCAAAGGGCAAATAGCCGGTGTTGTTGGCATTTCTCTTTAGGAGTTCGTTCAACCTGGTCGTGTGATTTGCAAAGGCCTTCATGCAGACCACACGCTCAACCAGCCTGAGATAATGTGTTATCGTTCCGTCCATGCGAGTATAATCACTAACATTGACGAAATCGGATTCCATGCATATCTCGGTGACGCGGTGTGCTATTTCTAGCGGCGTCTTGCCGGGAGCATACCACGGAAACTGCTTTAGGTGGGCGGCTAAAGCTAATGCGAACTGTGCCATCTCTAATTTGTCTTTATCGTTATATTGGCTGATGTTTCGCGGGTCCTTGGGTCCCGCATAAGCTTCAGCCTTGACAAAACATTTCAGAGTGCGCTTGACAAATGGTCCGCTGACAAAAGCGCGCCTTAAAGACTGTTTCTGGGCATGACCAGTCTGTTTGTTTACCACAGTGTCTAAACAGACAGGTTCGAGAACCGCATCCTTCACGACCATATCCGCGAACTCTCTCATGCATGTATTCACGAATATGATCGGTTTGGGCTCCTGTTTCTTTAGGGAGGTTATTCTGCCCTCTACACATCTCCTCTCATTGGCAGCGGTGTTCGCAGGTGCGAACGCCTCGTGCACAAGAGGTGACATGAAAGCTTCAAGCTTAGGCTTAGCCTCCTGATCGTAATGGATCGGTTCAAACTGGTAACTGCGTACACCCTCACCGACGGGGTAAACCGTTGGGGCGGGTGTGGGCACAGCATGACGGTGGTATTCTGTTAGAACTATGCCGGCATGTCTGTCTTTTCCCAACCATGATGCAACAGTAGGAAGTTGCAACGTGGAAGATCCAAGCCTAGCAGCACCTGCGATAGCCTCGTCATCCCTTGCGGGGACGGTGGCACACAGAGCACTGTTAGGGCGCGCAGTGGTCCACAGTAAGCCCTTAGGGCCGTGGACCTGGAAACGTACAAAGGCTTCGCCTGCCTTTGTAATTACGATCGGGTTGAAACGTCTCAGCTCGCTTCCCTCCAACATACGGTTGGCGAGCCAAGAGGAAAGGATACCCCATCGGCGAATGGGTGACAAGAGTATAATCTGTCGTGAGTGGCTTATTTGCCTCCGTTCGACAGCATAAGTGGTAGTCCCTACGGGGATCCGCCAAAAATAACTCTTGGCAATAAGGGAGTCAGACGCATATTCCCAAAGGTGGTGGGCATAACTGCCACCGCCACAGATGCGTACCTCCAGTCTCCCCTGTTCATCAAAATGATAAGCAGTATCATCCGTCTCCGCCGACGCTTCTTCAGGGACGTGAGTATAAAGAAGTATTGGTTTAAACGTGTGATTTAAAAGAGCTGGCATGTCAACATAATAGTCGACGTCGCACATGTAGATTATGTCGTTTGGCCGGACAGGGTCCTGCCGGTTCTCAACCTTAGTATCCTTGGCCCAATACCACTGCCTCGACCCAGAGAGCCCGCGGCGTTGATCGCTCTTGGACATCTCAAGAATGTAGGGCCGCACTCCTAGGCTGCCAGCAACATCCAAAATAAAGTTGGTGGCAGCACTACGCAGAGCGGCGGCAGTGGGGTGGGTATGACCTTTTACTAGATGCGGTTCAGGCATCACGGTCTGAGCGAACACGTCACGAACGAGGTCGTTGTTGACCTCAGCTTCAATGGAAAGTAGCTCAATAGTGGAAGACATCTTGGTACGAATGCCCCCACTCTTCAA